ATTATGAACGAACCGGTCGATATGGCGCCGTTTTGCGCGTTCTGCCCGGACCCCGAAGCACATGACTTTTTTGGCATGTCTGTAGCTGATACGGTGATGGACATCCAGCGGATCAAAAGTAATGTGATGAGAAACACATTAGACAGCTTGGCGATGGCGATCCACCCACGCATGGCGGTGGTTGAGGGCATGGTTTCGTACGAAGATGCCATGAATACCGAGGTTGGTGCTATAATCCGCCAGCGCGCCGCCGGCCAGGTGCAGCCGATCACGATGCCGTTTGTGGGGCAGCAAGCGTTTCCAGTTCTGAGCTACCTTGACGAGATCAAGGAAGCGCGCACGGGCGTCACAAAGGCCTCGCAGGGGCTTGATAGCTCTGCTCTGCAGTCAACGACTGCCGCAGCCGTTAACGCGACTGTGACGCAAGCACAGCAGCGCATAGAGCTAATCGCGCGTATCTTTGCAGAAACTGGCATGAAAGACATGTATCGCATGATCCTGCGCTTGATCGTTAAGCACCAGGACCGTCCGCGCATGGTGCGTTTTAATGAGGATTTTGTTGAGATCGATCCGCGCGTGTGGGACACAAACATGGATGTTTCAGTAAACGTTGCGCTGGGTCGCGGCACTGATGTAGATCGCATGAACATGTTAATGCAGATCGGAAACATGCAGAAAGAGTCAATCATGCAAATGGGTCCAATGAACCCAGTAACTGACTTGTCAAAACTTACTAATACTATGCGCGAGTTTGCAGTGTTGGCTGGATACAAAGACGCTAACCAGTTCTTTAATGATCCGGAAACATATCGTCCACCGCCACCGCAGCCAAAAGAACCTAAAATTGAAGAGCAGCTAGTCGCAGTGCAGATCCAGGAGATCCAGGCAAACATGCAGAAGAAAGCTGCAGAACTGCAAATTGAGCAAGAGCGCATCAGAATGGAAGACGACCGGAAGCGTGATGAGCTAGACGCGGAGCTGTTTATGAAGGCGGCAGAGATGCAGGCGAAGTATGGCACGCAGGTCGACGTTGCGCAGATCAGATCAGAAATGGAAATAAATCGTGAGGTGTTGAAGGCGCAAAACGATGTCATCAAAGGATCGCTAGATGACTAAATCTAAGCAGCAGATCATTGACGATGGAAAGATGGCAGAGCGTCTTCTTGGCGACACAGATCTGGAGCGATTTTTTGAGGAAATGGAAACAGAATGTTGGACCCAGTTTAAAAGTTCGACATACAGTGACACAGCCGCCAGAGAAGCGGCGTATACGAGAGTAGCGGGAATTGAAGCAGTGCGCACCTATCTCAGGGCAATGGTCGATAATGGGACTATTGCGCTAAAATCGAAATGATAGCATAATGCGGAGATAGAAATGGCAGAAACCAACAACCCACAAGGGATTGGCTTGTCAGAAGCACAAAACGCAATCAGCGCCATGATGACACCCCCTGCGGATACTGTCGAGGTAGCTGAAGCAACAGCATCTGAAGCCACAGAGGAGCTAGTTGAAGAGCAGGAGCTTGAGGCTGGTTATGAAGCGGCGGAAGAGGTCGAAGAGTACGAGGAGCAGTCAGAGTACGAGGAAGAATACGATTCTCAGGACATACTTTCCATGCTTGTGGAGGTAGACGGCGAAGAGAAAACCGTAGACGAAATCAAAAATGGCTATCTAAGACACAGCGACTATACCAGGAAAACGCAAGCCCTGGCGGAAGAACGCAAAGCGGTCGACCAGCGAGAGCAGGCAATCCAACAACAAGAGGCACAGTACGCTCAATTACTTCCAGCGTTAGCGCAGAAAATTGAGTCGATGGCGGAACCAGAACCAGATTGGGACAAACTGTACGACACAGACCCCGCACTGGCGCAACGAGCAGAACGTAAGTACAACCAGCAAAAGCAAGAGCGTGAGCAACAGCTAGCTGCGATACGACAAGAGCAAGCTCGCTTGCAACAACAGAACCAGCAGCGCTTGGCGCAAGCCGAGGCGCAATACGAAGCGGAGCAGCGTGAGCTGATACCACAGATTATCCCGGAATGGCGTAATCAGGACGTGGCGGCAAACGAAGCCTTGGAACTACGCAACTACCTGCTAGATGCAGGATTTGTTGACCAGGACATCCAGGGTCTTAAAAATGCAATGCTGATCAAGATGGCGCGACAATCCATGCTCTATGAGCGCGGGAACGCAAAATTGAAAAAGGCAAAAGTGAAGCCGAAAGGTAGCACAAAAAAGCCGCTCAGAGCTGGATCTAACAATAGCCGACCTATGACTAAGCCTCGCGGACAAGCTGAAATGCAACAGCTAAAACGTACAGGCCGAATGCAAGATGCACAGGCTGCAATCAAACAATTGCTCAAATAGGAGGCCACTATGGCAATCGTAGCAAATACATTTACATCGCACAGCGCGGTGGGTATCCGCGAGTCACTCGCCGATATCATCTCAAGCATTTCACCAGAAGAAGTGCCAGCACAATCTAACCTTGGCTCAGAGAGCGTTTCTAACACTTACTTCGAGTGGCAGACAGATTCTTTGGCAGCTGCGTCGACTACAGCGCGCATCGATGGTGATGATGTCGCGTCATACGACAGTACATCAGCGACCACACGCGTTGGTAACTATACGCACATTCTACGCCGCACAATGATCATCGCCGACAACCTTGGCGCACAGGATCTTGCGGGACGCAATGATGAGTACGCATACCAAATCGCTAAGCGCGGCAAAGAGCTTCGCCGGGACATCGAAAAGACGATCCTGGATAATAATGCTCAAGTGGCCGGGTCATCTTCTACAGCTCGTGAAACAGGCGGCATTGGCGCTTGGATCGCGACAAACGAGAACGTCGGCACAGGCGGCGGCTTGACAACTGGCAACGGTACGACAGCTCGTACAGACGGCACGCAACGCGACTTAACTGAAGCTATGGTCAAAGACGCAATGCAGCAAGCCTTCACAACAGGTGGTCAGCCAAGCATCTTGATGGTTGGTCCGCACAACAAAACTGTCGTGTCAGCTTTTGCAGGTATCGCGGCACAGCGTTACCAAGCGCCATCAGACAGCCCAACTACGATTATAGGTGCTGCTGATGTATACTTGTCCGACTTCGGCACTTTGAGCGTCATTGCTAATAGGTTCCAGCGTGAGCGTGACGCCCTACTACTTGACCCAGAATATGCGTCAGTATGTAACCTGCGTCCAATCCAGACTGTAGAACTTGCCAAGACCGGCGATGCTTCTAAAGCCATGGTGCTCTGGGAAGGGGGCTTAAAGGTACTTAACGAGGGTGCACACGCAATCGTGGCAGACTTGAACGTATCATAATAACAGCGGGGCGGCTTCGGTCGCCCCTCTCGTATGAGGTTTTTATGCGTCGTATTTTTGACCAAGATCCTATGACAGGTATTACTCGCTATTGGCACATGCGCGATAACGGTGAGTTTGTTATTGAGACACAGCAAGACGTGCAGTCACTCGTTGATATGAACAAGCGTGACCAAAACAATCAAAAAGATGGGTGGGGCGACGGTCGCCATGTAGCCAGGATTCCTCTGCCAGTTTACTATGACTTGAAACGCAAGGGCATCATTGATGATCCAAAGGCGTTTATGAAGTGGCTGAGCGACAGTGAGAATGAGCGCGTGCGGACCAAGACCGGTAGATTAATATAGGACAACGTGGTATAACTAGGCCAATCTTAAGGAGATCAACATGGCAATTACAACTTATGCAGAATTGCAAACTGCAATCGGAGATTGGCTGAACCGTGCTGATCTTGATCAAAAAATTCCAGACTTTATTAGCCTGGCAGAAAGCACGTTAAATGACGTATTGCGTAGCGCTGACATGGTTGCGTCCAATACAGCCGCCATCACGTCAGGCCGCGCTACATTGCCGTCGGATGCGCTAGAAGTTGTATATGTCCAGGTCGCGTCTACAGAAGATGAGCCGCTTGAGCAAATTACGCCGCAACAGCTAACAATGCTACGTCGTACGCGTACACGCGATGCAGCAAACCCGCGTTTCTTTGCAATTATTGGGCGCGAGTTAGTCGTAACACCTTCGCCTTCTGGATCGTTGTCAATGGACATAGACTACTATCAGCGCATTCCAGCGCTAACGTCTAGCAACACGACAAACTGGCTTTTGACAGACGCACCGCACGTTTATCTTTACACGTCATTGCTTCATGCAACGCCGTTCCTAATGGATGATGCGCGTTATCAGGTGTTTAACAATACTGTATCGCAGCAAGTAATGGCGGCAGTTAAGTCGCAGCAAACGCTATCGTTTGATGACGTTAAATCTGCTGGCTTCTCGCTGTCTGCGCCTGCTGACGTTGCATCTGCTCAACAATCTGCATTGGCTGCTGTTAGCAACGCTGCAAACAATGGGTAAGGTAACTTATGCCTAGCACATACCAAGAGCTGAAAGATGAGGCGCTAAGTTTCATCAACAACATGGCAGCGGAGCAAAGCATCGATACGTTTGTTGATCTGTGCGAGGCCGATCTGTCGCGTAGGTTGCGGCATTGGCGTATGGAAAGGCGATCAACGGCGGTTCTAGACACACAGTATACAGCGTTGCCGAATGACTTTAACGCACCGTTACGATTCTCTCTTACTGGCGATAACTTTTACAAGTTAGATATGGTTTCACATTCAGAGATTATGGCGCGCCGTGAGCAAAATAATAACACAGCTGGGCGACCAAAAGTCATAGCTATGACGGCAGATACATTTGAAGTGCAGCCATCACCTGACCAGGAATACACCTTAGAAATGGTTTATTATTCTAAGGTTCCAGCATTATCGGCCTCTAACACGTCAAATTGGGTTTTAGAGTATTATCCAGACGCGTATCTTTATGGGACTTTAGCGCACTCGGCTCCATACTTGCACGAAGATTCAAGAATGCAAACCTGGTTGTCTTTGTATAATAGCGCAATTGATGCTATAAATACAGAAAGCGAGCGAGCCGAATTTGGGCGCTCTAATATGAAAATGAACATAAGGAGCTTTTAGATGGCGAGTTTTACAAAGGTAAACGATTTCGTCAAAAACATGGCGAACGCGATGGATTTGGACGCAGACACGTTGGCGGTTGCGTTATCAAACACTGACCCAACGGCGGGAACAGATGTAACAGCGGATGGTAATGGTGTTTTAGCTAACATCACAGAGATCGCTTACACAAACTTGTCATCACGCACACTGGCGAATGTCACCAGCACACAGGCATCAGGAACATACAAGCTATCTGCGGACGATCTGACGTTAACTGCATCAGGTGGATCAGTTGCAGCGTTTCGCTATGTTGTGATTTACAACGACACGCCAACATCACCAGCCGATCCTGTGATCGGATATTACGACTACGGGACATCCTTGACCTTAAACGATGGTGATACGTTCACAATCGACATCGGGACAAACGGCATCCTAACAATGGCATAATGGAGGGTCATCATGGCTAAACTTTTTAACAGAGCCAAGATGACGACATCCACAACTGGAAGCGGAACCGTTAGTCTATCTGATGCAGCGGTAGGCTTCCAGACATTCGCGGCAGCGGGTGTTTCTGACGGGGATGTTGTACAATACGTTATAGAGGAAGGTGGCAATTTTGAGATTGGCACTGGTACTTATAGCAGTAGTGGAACATCTCTAACTCGTAGTCCAACAGAAAGCAGTAACTCAAACGCAGCTATTACTTTAGCTGGTGCAGCAAAAGTATCAATCACCGCAGTAGCGGCAGACCTTAATCGTCTACAGCACGACGGGTCAGACAAGGTTACAGTTTCGTCAACGGGTGCATCTGTAACAGGCAACTTGGCGGTATCTGGTACGGTTGATGGGCGCGATGTAGCGGCAGATGGAACGAAGTTAGATAATATAGAAAGTGGAGCTACAGCAGATCAAACTGCGTCAGAAATTAAAACAGCTTATGAAAGTAATAGCGACACTAACGCATTCACAGATGCTTTGCAGGCAAAGCTAAATGGCATTGAGGCAAGCGCAGACGTTACAGATACAGCAAACGTCACAGCCGCAGGCGCATTGATGGACAGTGAGGTGACAAACCTTACGCAAGTCAAAGCGTTTGATAGCAGTGATTACGCTACAGCAGCTCAGGGTTCGACAGCGGATGCGGCCTTGCCTAAAGCTGGCGGCACGATGACAGGCTCTATTCGCTTAGACCAGGACAGTTTGTCAGCAAGCGGCGGCACATTAACAATTGATCTGGATGCAGCGAACAACTTTAAAATCACCATGTCAGCAAGCACAACATTTGCATTCAGCAATGTATCGGCGGGTCGTGGCGGTAATCTTATCATTGTGCAGAACGCAACAGGCGGTTATTCTTTTACGCTTCCAGCGGCATGTAAGACACCTGTTAACGGCGCGTCTATTGTGCAGGCAACCAATGCAAACGAGATCAGCATTTTGTCTTACTATGTGGTCGATAGTTCAACCATCTTGGTTAATTATATCGGTGACTTTGCATAGGGGGCCGTAGTGCAGCAAATTGGCTTCCAAAAGAAAGTAGAGTGGAATACATCGGTTTCGACGAACCGTAGTACCACAACTACGTTCAATACCTCACGCAGCACAACCACCACTTTTAATACAAGCCGTAGTACGTCAACAACGACTACGACGACCTTTAACACGTCCCACAGCACCACAACGACTTTCGCGACTAGCCATAGCACGACTACCACTTTCGCCACTAGCAAGGCCACTACAACGACTTACACGACGTATTACAACACGTCACACGCTACAACGACAACATTTAACACCAGCCACAGTACGACGACTACGTTCAACACGACCCGTGCTACGACTACCACTTACACAACGTATTATAATACTTCACATAGTACGACGACGACCTTTAATACGTCACGCGCTACGACAACGACGTATCAGACTAGCCATACTACAAGTCACAGCACAACGACGACTTTCAATACAAGTCGAGCTACTACTACGACATACGCAACAAGTCGAAGTACAACTACTACATATCAAACATCGCACACAACATCGCACAGTACCACTACGACGTTCTCGACAAGTCGCAGTACCACTACAACGTACAATACGTCACGATCTACGACTACGACTTACAATACGACGCGATCTACAACGACAACCTACACGACTACTTTTGCAACATCGCGGTCAACTTCAACATCGCGGTCAACGACAACGACATTTAACACTTCGTTCCAAGACTATGTAGCAACAGATTACATGGCGGTAAATTACGTCGTTAATACATCGCAAAGCACAA